TTGGTAGCCATTCCTGGTGTGGAACTCTTTACCGAAACCGCATTAGCCCTTGCAGATTTCGCTGCTCGGTCTGCCGCTACTCGTTTTGCGTTAACCAATTCGGCCTGTTTGCTGACTTGTACGCTGTCAAATAACTCTGGGTCGAGGCGCACAGCTTTTTCATATGCGTCCTCTAACGTCTGCGCCACGCCACTCTGTAGGAGTTGGATCATGGTCGGACGCGCTTCTTCAAAATGTTCGGCTTTAGAGCTAAATTTTTCAATTTCACCTAAAAGCTGCTGATTTTGAGCTTGCTCTTGTTGCTGTTTCCAGCCATTCACTTCGCCACGAACATTATTTAGCTCGTTTTGTAGTGCATAAATCGTTGGGTCAACCCCCTGTTGGAAATTGACTTCATTTAAGTTTACTCCATATTGTTGCGCTAATCTACTAAATAATTGCAATTTATCTTGCCCATTACTTGTCCGCAACATATGGTCAGCTTCTAACAAGGCTTTAACCGCTTTGGGAGTATCTAAACCCATCCCTTGAATTGTTGGCAAATAAGGGTTAACTACCTCGTTAATCTGATCTGCAAACTGCGCTTTAGAGATTAAAGGCTCAACGCCCTTGCGCATTTGTTCCTCACGTTGCCAAGCATACTCTTGCATCCTTGGGTCGGCAGTCTGCCAAACTTCGTGATAATCCTTCTTCCAACTAGCGGGGGCACGCTTCCAAACGGGTTCTTCTACGGGTTCTTCATTAGTAGAAACAAATTTTCCCGAGTCCTCACGTTGATATTTGGCGGGTTCGGCTTGCGCTACCTCATCAAATTGTTGTGCAAGCAGCTCACGCCTAGCATCGGGCGCTTCTGTTGGAATAATGGGTTCTGTAGTATCCAAAATTTATCTCCTGTGATATTTCATCTGATTGGCTTGCTCACGCAATGAATTCATTATCTTGTTGGCTTCATTGTGGGTCATGTTGCCCAACTGTTGAGCCAACACCTCACGCCTTTTCTCGCTAGAGGGGGCTGTGAGTTTTGTTTCCATTGATTCATTGCCCACCTCAATACATCCATTTGCTTTCAGATGTTCACGGTGTCGGCTTCGGCTCTGTATCATTGAGCCATCAATCATTGATTGGTAAGGAGTAATGTCACCCATAATCATGGGCGCATCAATATCGTCATTGGCTTTGTTTTTTTCAACCAATTCGCCATTACGCATAACGTAAGTTGTTCTCATAGTAACAAAATTTCCTCGTCATCTGATTCGATGTGGTCGTCCCAAATTAACTGCATTTTGTCCAAATTTGACACCATTTTGTCGATGTCTGTCAATGTGACATTTTGCTTGGTTTTAATTGTAGCAAATGTTTCAGCATAAGGCGCAATTATTTCTTCGGGTATTTTGCCCTCAACAATGCGCTCATAAGCCGCAAGAATCTCATCCCTGCGCTTTTTATTCTTCTCTTGCTCACGTTTTAGCTGTTTTTTGAGCTTATCAGGGCCTGGGTCATGGGTGTCGTCAAGGTAAATAATAGGCACGGGAGGCGTTACATTGCCCACCGAGCCAACCGCTTGAACGCCTGTTAATTGAACAATAGTTGAAATAGTGGCAGTAACACTTCCAACGCCACCCGTGGCTTGATTGCCCGATAATGGGAGACTATCCCACTTGGCATCATCCCAATCGCCTATGCCCCATGCACCCTGTGCCATTATGCGATACGCAAAAGACCTGTGGATGCGTTGTTAACAGGCATGGTCAACGTAAAGTTGCCAGCCGTTACTGTTTGCGATCCAAAGTTATGAACGCTCACTGCTTTGTTACTAGCGCTTGAGTTATAGATTAAAACGGCATCAAATGCGGTTGTAACCGTCAAAGCAGTCCATGAGAAATCACCCGAGGGTGTCCAATATGCCGTTGTTCCATTTGTTGTGGGTGCGGTTGCATTGGTAACTGTCACGCCACCCGCTGTGTATCCCGTGCCCGATGTGTTTGTAACTTCATTGGTTGCTGAATAGGCAGTAGTCCCCGCACCCAAACTACCACTTGCAAAATACAGGGCGGCTTTAAATGTGTTGCCCGTGGTTGGCGTGAAGTTGTGCGTACCCGTAAGCAATTCACTCTTAAAACTTGTACACATTGCCGTTGAATTTGCCATTTTGTTTCCTTAGAAAGATAAAGCAGCGCCATCCGCAATGGCTGCCTCTTTCAAATGCACATGAACCGAACGATGCACTAATTCATTCTCAAGCCAATATTCAACCCACGCAACTGTTTCCGTGTCGGTTTCTGTTTGGCCTTCCCGCTTTTCAAGCAAGGATTCATCCATTTGGCCTTTAGTGGTTTCAATCATTTGACAACCTCTACGCCAACGGCTTTGCCATCAGGCCCACGCACAATTCTCTTTGGCGCTGCAATCATGTCAGCCACTGCTTTCATTACTTCTTTGTTGTCACTCTGATTTTTCATCATTTCTTGCATTGTCCCAACGGTATTGCTGTGGCTTTGCATGACTTGTTGATTGGAATTGTTAACCGTGTTCATCATCGCCTCAATCATGCTTCGCAAGTCTTGATTCATCAGTGATTGAACTTGTTGTTGTGCAGTGATGTCATCGGGGTGCATAGACGCTGAGTGGTTGATCTGAGCCACACGAATCTTGGTGCTTGCATCCAATTCGGCTTTAAAGCGCTCCATTTGTTGCTCACGTTCAAGTTTTGCACTTTCCAATTGAGCCGTGAATTGTTGCTTTTGCGCCTCGGCTTGCATTTCGGCTTGCACCTTCATTTGCTCCATTTGCATCTCGGCCTGTATTTTGGCTTGATGTAATTGAGCATCAAATTGCGCTTTGGCTTGCGTGGCTTGCATATCCGCTTGAACACGCATCTGCTCTGACTGTTGCTGTGCTTGCAACTTAATCATCTCGGGGTCAGGCTTGGGTTGTTGCGGTTGTGCCATCTTTTCCTTAATTTGGTCAAGCGCTGCGTCAATAACACCCTCAAGTTGTTGTGATGACTTAAATGCACTTACGCCAAACTTCATAACTTCCATCAATACGGGGGTCATTTCGGGGCTTGCTTGTGCCACAGGCATGGCTTGTTGTAAGAATCCCGCAAACGCACCAATAAACTCGGTACGCTCACGCTTCATTGCCGCCTCATCCAATTGCACCAAACTATCTGCCGCCACCTCAATCCTGAAGTTACGCAATGGCTTGTCTTTAATCAACGCTAAAGCCTGTGGAATCATCTGCTGATCCACGGGTTGCATCTGACTTGCCGCTGCATACATCATAATTGTTTGCGGTTGGAACTTGGTGCAAATAATCTGCGCTTTAAGTCTAATCAAGTCGGAAGCAAAAATTGCCACTTCTTCTTGCATAGAACGCAATCTAAGGCTTGCAAATTGTCCTTTGATCTGTTGAGCCGTGGCGGTTTCACTTGCTTGTGACGCGCCCCTCAAAATGTCCGACAAACCCGTGATTTCATAGATTTGTTGCTTGATTTCTTGTCTTGCTCGATAGCATTGAAGCAAAGCATTAGCCAAAGTGTCCAACGGGATAAGGTCAATTGCACCCTTTAAACCGCCTTTTTCACTAAACGCCATCCACTTGTCAACAGGAATCAAGGAGTTATTGTCACCCTCGGTCAACAATCTTTGCAATGCGGGGACGCTTGAATCGTAAACACCACGGACACGCAAAGACTTGACTAAGCCATCAATGCGGTCACTCAAGATGTCCAACTCATTGGCTTGGTCTTGATACAGTACAAAGTCAGGAACAGGCACAAGGCTATCGCTTGTCATCGTTGCATACAAAGGCTTGCAACATGGGAAAAACTGCTCTAGCTCTAACGGGTCATCCCGTACATCAATGAACTTATTGCCTTGTTTGCTAAACCAATAGACCTTGGCGGTTTCTTTGTCCCACAACTCGCAAATCTTTGCCCGTGTGTACTCTTTTTGGCTGCTTGCATAGTTTGATAAAGGATCAGGGCCACTGTCCAACGGGATGTTGCGTGCAGCTTCTTCACCAAAACGCTCAACTAAAGCATCTTTGGTCATGTAAACCCAACGCCAAACTTGGGTGACTTCTTCCCATGTACGGGCAACGCTGTGACCAAAATCAGCCCAATGGACGTAATCAGTAGGTGCGCACTCGTACTCTATTTGCTCCATTGGCTCAACTTGACCCGCAGTGTAGTCTTTGGTTTCTGCCTCATCCGCATCCTCGGTGACTTGCAAACCATCATCGTTTTCGGGGGTTTCGGGTAGGCCAGGCACTTGGACAACGTGCGGCTCATACCTAACCCATGCCACGCCACGGCCTCCTAAGAACCGATCTTCCACGGCATGACGCATTGTGCTTCTAAAGTCGGTGTAATGCTCAATTTCAAAATCTAATGCACGCTCTACCAATGTAGATGCAACACGCCCGATTGGGTCATTGTCGCCAAATCTACGGCTGACATCAGCTTTTGGCATCTTGCTGTAAACAGCGGGAATTAAGGTTGAGACATTTGACCAAAGAATATTAAACTTGGCGGTGTCATTGCCGCTTGCGCTACGGGTGTCATCCCGATAACGCCTAATGATTTTTTTGGTGCGTGCTTCCCACTTCTTGAACTCGTTGTCGTAAGTGGCAATAAGGGTGTTGTACTTGTCAACTTCCGTTGGGACTAATTCAGCCATTGTTGTTTCTTTCAGAAATTGCTCTTGCCTTGGCTTTGGCATCTTCTTTAGACGATGCGCCCCATGCCTTTAACGCAAGTGCTAGCCGTGTGGGTTCGCCATTCTTCTCCATCGGGCCATTGGTTGCACCCATTCGTGCTAAAAAAGATGCACGCCTTGGGTTGTCGCCAGACTTAACGGGAGGCTTTAGCTTGCCCCCTGTTTCTGCCTCATAACTCGCCCGCCCTTTGGCGTTTAACCCGCCTTCGGGGTTTTTACCTTCTTTGCGAGTCCATGCGGCTGTCATTTGTTCTCAGGCTTTGCAGTCTTAGCAGCTTGTTTAAAATCTTTGTCGGTAGGGGCGTCTTTACTACCCACTTTGTTCATCTTTTCGCCTGAACCCGCCTTGATTCGCTCTTGTTTTGCCAAAATGTTGGCATAAAGTCCGGCTTTAGACATGATTAAGCCGAGAAGATGCCAACGGCTAACACTTCAACGCCCGCGCCTGTTGTGATTTTCCACGCGCCATTTCTAGATATGGTGTTTAGTTCAATGTTGTATTGACCAATGCCACCACCAACTAAAGCGGGCAATATCGTATGGCTAAAGCCCGCACCATCAAGAATGATGACGTTGCCTGTTGCGGCAGTTGTTACTGTGCAAGCTAGGCGGTGAATGTAATCACCCGCTGCGCCTGTGCCACCCAAAACTTGCGCAGTTTGACTTGCGGCAACGTGTTCATATTGGTATTCGTAAGGTGTATTTATTCCACTCATATTCGATTGCTCCTTGCGGTTTGTTTGTGGATTGCCCACATATCGTTCATTGTGACTTCGTTTTCAGGGCCAACAATCAACACTTTACTCGGGTCAGGCGGTTTATCTTTGGGTTCTTCCCGCCAACTAATTGCTAACATCCTCATGGCATCTGCGGGGTGACTTGTCCAATCGTGCTTGGGCGTTTGCCTGAAAGCCTTTTTGTCCTCATCATATTCACGCTGATACTGCCTCAACGCCTCTATGCCATCGGCACACTTCTCGGCATCAAACCAACATCTAGGCAATGCTAAACGCACCGCTTGAATACCATCTTGAACGGTCAAACTAGGCACAATCGCCAAGTTGTTAATGCCCAATCCAACTGCCATCTGTTCAATTACTGACTTGCCACCGCTTGCCAAAGTCCTTGCCCTTGCATCATGCGGTAGGTAGTGCTTTCCGTAATTGTATGGTTTTTCTTTGATTTTT